CAACTCCCTGAGTATCGGCACTGTCGTTGCCGGCAGTTATGGCACCCCTGCAGCGGCAACCATCACCGGCATACCGCCAGCCCAGACGCTAAGCTTAACCCTACCCATGGGGGCATCAGGGCCGGCCACCACCTTGACCATCGGCACGGTCACAACCGGCACACCGGGCAGCCCTGCAATAGCAACAATCACCGGTACGGCTCCTAACTATATCCTCTCCCTGACCATTCCCCAGGGCGATCCGGGAAGCTCCACCATCAGCCGTGATCAGATGACCACCACCCTGGATAATCCCAGCGACACAATAGTGTATTTGCAGCCGGCGACCAATTCCCCCACTGCCGGTGGCTTGGTCATCAATGACTATTTCGGCAACGCCGCCGTCATCCTGAGAAACGGCGCCGTCGAGGTGCGCGATACCGGCGGCATCACCATCGCCAAGATCGACCGGGCGTCGGGCTCCATTGCCAGCTATGACACCGCCGGCAACGTGGTGGCGAAAATGGACCGTAACGGCTTTTACACTCTGAAATCTAACGGCAGCGCCGGTCTTACCTGGAGCCGCACCGGCGATGCACTGGTGATCCAATGAAATTGATAGCGTTGAAACTGGCCGTGGTGGCCTTGGTGCGCTGTTTCTCCCCGGCCCCCAACCCGTGCCCGACCCCGGCGCCCATCGAGCGCTGCTACCTGCGCACGACAATCAGCCACAGCTTCTGCGGCGATTGTCACACTGAAGTAAGGAGGGCTGCATGAAACTGCTTATCCTCTGTGTCCTATATGTCCTGATGCTGGTTACTCCGGTCCAGGCCGGATACACCATCTTCACCCGCGACCAGGTTACCCCGGCCAGTATTACCGTCCACGGCGTCGATGGTCCCGTTACCCGCAATAACCCAGGGACGGTGCCTGTCTACCCTGCCACCTTCCAGAGCCGTATCTGCACGGCACAGAATCTTTACAGCCCGGCTGCCGCTGATCGCACCGAGGTATGGGGAGACTCTGCCGGGACGGCCACCGATGCAGAGGTATTGGCGGCATGTCCTGGGCTGAAGACGCGGATTACAGATGAAATAACGGACATTCGACGGCAGGCGCTCGACAGAGCAACTCGTTCCCATGGGGTGTTTGCCGTCTATGATGAGAATTACCGGGCTGCATATGCCGTGACCCATAATAACGGTTCGCTGGAAATGAAAAATCAAATCACTGCGGAGCAATACTGCGCCGGGATGGGGTCGGAACTGACGCCACCGCTGACGGCTGCCCAGTTTGCTGATTACATCCTCAATGAGAACTACCGGGTCGGTGATCCCGGCTACATGGATGAACGGCAATACCTCTGGTTTACCCGCACCGTGATTCCCGCCGAGCAATCCGTCGATGAGCTGCTCGATCTGCCGAACCAGTACAGGAGGTATTGCGGACTATGAGAATTGCCTTCTACAAGTACCATACCCCTGGGGTTATGGGTCTGTTCGCCCGATTCACCCGCTTTCTGACCGGCGGTCCCTATTCCCATTGCGAGCTGGTTTTCAGCAACGGAGAAGCATTCAGCGCCTCGATCCAGGACGGTGGTGTCCGGTTCAAGCGGATCGACTTCGCTCCGGCGAAGTGGGACATCCTGGAGATTGCTTCACAGCAGAGCCGTGCCCGCGCTTTCTGCGATGAGGAGAAAGGCTGCAAATATGACTTTATCGGCATCTGCCGCTTCATCTTTCCCTGGGCCAAGGAGTCGAAAACGAGATGGTTCTGCTCTGAGATCTGTACGGCGGCCCTGCAAAAGGCTGGGGTGGTGGCAAAGATTATCCCTGCCCACCTGGTTCACCCGACGCTGTTGTACTGGCTGCTGATCATGGCCGGTGCGAGGAGGGCCAATGTCTGAGCTCTACACCACCCAGGCAGCTGTTATAGAGCGATTCGGCGAGAACCTGCTGACCCGCCTCACCGTGGAGAACCCGGACAGCGAATCGGTAGTGGATACCAACGTCCTGGGCAAGGCGATAACCGCCGTTGACGGCATAGTCAGCAGTTTCCTACGCGACAAGTACACCCTGCCCCTTACCGAGGTTCCACCCGAACTTGAGGAGTGCGCCCAGAACCTGGTCCTGGAGAAGGTATATTCAGGCAAGCCGGAGAGGGAAACGCCGAAGAACGTCACGGATCGGGCAGCTGCCGCCATGACCTGGCTCAAGGATATCAAGAAAGGTTTGGCCAATCTGTCGGTTGAGGGATTGCCACCGGCTCCTGGAACCAACGGCGAAACCGGTTCCGGCTTCTTCCGCACCAGCAAGACGAAAAGCGATCGCATCTTCAACGACACGGTCTTAGACAGCTTCAGCGGGAGGAATAGTGGCCGCTGATCAGATCACCGCCATTGAAGACGCCATCATCGCCCGGCTGAAGGGCAGACCGATGCAATGCAGCATACTCCCCTTTCCGGACAAGGACTTTGAGACCTACGAACCGTTGCACGGCAATGGCGAGATCCTGGTCAGCTTCAGCGATGAAGACTATGGCGACATCAAGGATGTGGGGCTGATCCTCCAGGATCGGGAGATGTATTTCGATCTGATTTTTGTCTTTTCCTCCTTGCGCTCGGTCGGCAAGGCGGGCGGGCTCTATGCCCACCTGGAGGCGGTGCGCATGGCCCTGACCGGCTTTGTCCCGCCCGACTGCAAAAAGAAGATGTACCCGGTAAGGGTGGAGCGGATCAAGAGGTTCAAGAAGCGCTGGTGGCAGTTTACCCAGACCTGGAAGGTCACCGCTCTCAATATCGAGGTTCCCGCAGAAGAACAGACGCCGATCCTCAAGCACATCACCCTGATCGACGTCAAAACAACCGACCAAATGGAGGTACCGTAATGGCTAAAAAGACGTATTTGTACAGCGGACCACTGTCCGGAGTGACACTGGATAGCGGAGAGGAGGTAATGCTTCACCCCGGCAAGGAGGTGCCGTTACCGGAAGATAACCCTTATGTCCAGTCACTGGTTGCCCAGAGGCTATTGACAGAAACAAAAACTGAGGTACCGCCCGGCCCACCCGTCCCGGTTGCACCGGCCAAGGCGGCAAAAAAGGAGGTAGCAAACGATGTCAGCTAATTTTCTACACGGGGTGGAAACCATCACCCTGGACACCGGCGCCAAGCCGATCAGGGTTGTCAAATCCGCCGTTATCGGCATTGTCGGCACCGCCCCGCTCTATGAGGTGGCCGTAGCCGATCAGACCGTCAACAAACCGGTCATGATCCTGTCTGACGTTGCCGGTGCCCAGTACTTCGGTTCTGAAAAGACCGCAGGCTACACCATTCCCAAGGCGATCAAGGCGGCGTTTAAAAAGGGGGCAGCCACCGTTGTCGTGGTCAACGTCTTCGACCCTGCCGTGCATAAGACCAACGTCCTGGCCGAGGCCAAGGCGTTCGGCGCCGACGATACCCTGACTCTCGCCCATAGTGGCGTGGCTGCCGTGGTGGTGAAGAACGTAGCAGGGACCGTCACCTATGTCCTGGACACCGACTATTCTCTCGATGCAATCACCGGCAAGATCACCCGTATTGAAGGTGGCGCCCTGGCTGCGGCCGCAGATGTAAAGGTTGATTACGACTACGCCGACCCGACCAAGGTCCTGGCCGCAGACATCATCGGTACCGTTGATGTTGCCGGCAAGCGTAGCGGTCTCCAGGCGCTCCTCGATTGCTACAGCCTGTTCGGCTTCAAGTCCAAGATCATCGTCGCCCCCAGCTTTTCCACCCAGGCATCCGTGGCTACGGAGATGGTAGCCGTTGCCGGCAAGGTCAAAGGGGTTACCTACATCGATGCCCCCATCGGCACTACCGTGCAGCAGGCCATCAGCGGCAGGGGACCGGCAGGCACCATCAACTTCAAGACCTCAAGCCGCCGGGCCATGCTCTGTTACCCGTTCCTCCAGGTTTACGCCGCCGCTTCCGACAGTACGGAACTGCAACCCTACAGCCAATTCCTGGCCGGCATTAGAGCCTGGAAAGACAATGAATTTGGCTACTGGTGGAGTTCATCAAACACCGAAATCGAGGGCATTGTCGGCATCGAGCGGCCACTTACCGCCGAGATCAACGACCCCACCAGCGAGGTCAACGCCCTCAACGAGGTCGGCATCACTACCGTCTTCAATTCGTTCGGCTCGGGCTTCCGCACCTGGGGCAACCGCTCCGCAGCCTGGCCCGCCGAAACCGGCCCGGAAACGTTCGAAGCCTGCCTGCGCACAGGCGATGTGATCGGCGATTCCCTCGAATACTCCATGCTGCAGTTCATCGACCGGCCGATCAACGACGCCACCATCGACGCCGTCACCGAAAGCGTGCGCGGCTTCATGCGCAAGCTGATCGGCGATGGCGCAATTATCGACGGCACCTGCTGGTATGACCAGGGAGACAATCCCGTTACGGAGCTGGCCGCCGGCCACGCCACTTTCCGTTATGACTACATGTGGCCGCCCACCATGGAGCGGATCACCTTCAAACGGACCCTCAACCTGGATTATCTGAAATCCCTCGGAGGTAACCAATAATGAGTGTTGAAATCAAGCAGATCACCAACGCCAACGTCTACATCGACGGGAGCTCCTTCCTCGGCAAGACCGAGGAGATCAAGCTTCCCGAGGTGGTTACCACCATGGTCGAGCACAAGGCCCTCGGCCTGGTCGGCAAGCTGGAACTCCCTTCCGGCATCGACAAGATGGAGTCGACCCAGAAATGGAACTCCCTCTATCCGGACGTGCTGCTGAAGGCAGCCAACCCGTTCCAGACGGTGCAGCTCCAGTGCCGGTCGTCCATGGAAACCTACGGCGGCGGCGGGCGTCTCTCCCAGGTGCCGGTTGTTGTCTTCATGACCGGCACCTTCAAGAAGTTCCCCCTGGGCAACTACAAGCAGCATGACAACGTCGAGGCAGAGACGACCATGAACGTCACCTATCTGCGCCTTGTGATGGACGGCAAGGAGATCGTCGAGGTGGACGTGCTTGCCAATATCTACAAGGTAGGCGGCCTGGATCTCCTCGCCGAATACCGCAAGAACATCGGCGGATAAACGCATCGGATAAACGTAGGGGCGGGGTCTCCCCGCCCTGACTTCCAAGTCAAAGGAGCAAGAATGAAGATCACGAAAATCGAAGGTGACAAGAAACCGTTGGAGATAGAGGAAGTACAGATGCGCGACGCCCTGGTCGAGGATCTGATCGCCGCCGAGCGGATCTCCGGCAAGCCCCAGGGATTTCATTTCCTGCTGGCTGTCATTGCACAGGTGGCGACGTTCGATGGTAAGCAACTGGTATATGAGGATCTTGGGAGGTTGAAAGGCAAGGATTTTTTGGATTTATCGGAAGAATTGGGCTTGATGGATGCGGAGACCTTGCAGAGCGGGTTGTCTACCTCATCCGGGAAGGAAGGTTCAGAGAAGGAAGAGTAATGCGGATGACCCTGGCGGAGTTGGACTACTGGATCCGGAAGGTGGATGGCTACATCAGGGATCTCAATAAAAGGCTGAAAGAGAGCTAGACGCGCTTCAGCCCTTCGCGGACGCCCTTGACGATCGAGCAGACAGCCCCAACCAACACCGCCCCTGGGAAGGCGAACAGCCAGAAGAAAACGCAGCCGGCAACCACAGCCAAGCATATAAAGATGAAAATTTCCATGGGGAAAGCATAGCACATGAATAAACTCCTGACCATAGCTCTAATGTTCAAAGTCCTGGATTCGGCCACGGCACCCGTGCGCCGGATCAACGATACCGTCGGCGCTACGGGCAAGGAACTGGAAAAAGCCTCCGGCAGTTCCGGACGGCTCAAGGCAGGCGTCGACCGGATCGGCACGGCTGCCGCCGCTGCCGCTGTCAAGTTTGACTCCCTGAATAAGAAAACCGAGAAGTTCGCCCAGGCAGCGGAGAAGCTCGATGCGCTTGGTAAACCGCTGGCTGCTGGTGGCGCCGTCACCTCTATTGGTATCGAGAAAACCCTTGTCACCTTTGCCAACCTGGAAGAAGCGCAGAAGGGGCTGCGCACAACACTGATGGACTCGGCCGGCCGAGTCGGAAAAGAGTTTGACCAGCTCAATATCCTGGCGGAAAGACTCGGTACGGATCTTCCCGGCTCCACCAAGGACATGCTGGAAATGTTCATCGCCCTCCGTGAGCAGGGGGTGCAGACCAACCGGATACTTGGCGGTACCGGCGAGGCGGCTGCCAACTTTGCCGCCCTGATGAAGCTCAGTTTTCCGGCTGCCGCGACCCATGTGGCTAAGTTCTCTGAAAGCATGGGCGTAGCGGACGGCGATATGGTCCGTTTCATGGACCTCTTGCAGCGGCTGAAATACGCCAGCGGCATCGAGGTTGGCGATCTTGCCTATACCTTCAAATATGCCGGCGGCAGCCTGAAACTCCTCGGGTTGCAGGGCCTTGATGCGGCTCGCGACTTCTCAGCGGTTGTTGGTGTCCTGGCTGCTGCCGGCATCGAAGGTTCCACGGCGGGCAGCAACATGGCGCAGGCTTTAAGCCGCATGGCAGAGATCGGGCACCGGCTTGACAAGAAGCAGATCAAGAAGCTGGTCGGACCGATTCTCGACAAATACGCCATCAAGCTCGACTTCTTCACCTCTACAGGTGAATTCAAGGGCCTGCGGCCGATGATCGCCGAGATGGAGAAGTTGAAAGCCCTCAATCCCCAGGAGCAGATCATCACCCTGAAAAAGCTGTTCGGTGATGAGGCTGCCCGCCCGCTGGCCGTACTGCTCAAGAGCGGCGTTGCCGGTTACGACCAGATGCTTGGAAGGATCAAGCAGCAGGCCGACATGCAGACCAAGATCCGGGAGATCATGAGTGGTACCAAGATGCAGTGGGAAACCATGTCCGGCACGGCGGAAAACCTCTCCGCCCATGTTGGCGGAGTATTTGCCCGGCTGATCAATCTGCCCGGCATTCTCGGCAAGCTTAACGACCTGTTCGGCAAGTTCGATTCCTTTGTACTTCTCCACCCAAAAACAGCCGGCATCATCGCCGGTATTGTCCTGGGAGTGACCGGCCTGTCCATTGCCGCCGGCACGCTGCTCCTGACCATGGCCGGGTTGGGAGCGGCTTGGCCGCGTGCCCTGGAAGGGCTTTCAACGCTAGGCAAGGGAGCCGCCTGGGCTACCGGCCGCATTACCGCCCTTTATCTGGCCATGCGGCGCAAGTGGGTTTTCTCGAAGCTGCCCGATTCCATGTTCGGCGATGTCATTCCCGGCCGGGCCGCCGCTTCTGTTTCTTGGCTGGGTCGCCTGCGGGCTGCCTTCATGGTGGCCGCCGGTGGAGTCCGTGCTTTCAGCCTGGCGCTCTTCACATCGCCGCTCGGCTGGGTTGCACTGGCGATCGGCGCGGCAGCCCTCCTTATTTATAAGTTCTGGGGGCCTATCTCCGGCTTTTTCCGTGGCATGTGGAAGGGTCTTAAAGAAGGGCTGGCCAGCCTCGGCCCGGCCTGGGACATTTTCAAGAAGATCGCCCCGCTCTTTTTCCCTATCATCATCCCTTTAAAGCTCGTTTACAGCCTTATTAAAGCTCTGATGAAGCCGATGGACGATACCGGGAAAAGGGCTGAAAGCATGGGCGTGCGCTTCGGCAAGGCTATCGGCGGCATACTTTCCACCGTTCTGTCTCTGCCGGCAAAGATGTTGGTCGCCGGTGCCAATATCGTCGACTCCATCTTCCAGGGGATGATGAAGAAGATGAACAAACCCGCCGAGCTGATGCGGTCGATCGCACAACGGGTCCGTAATTTCCTCCCATTCTCCCCGGCCAAGGAAGGCCCGCTGCGGGACATCCACCGGATCCGGCTGGTGGAGACCATAGCCCACTCACTACAGCA